TTCAAGGCACCAAAGTCATTGCGCACGTTCAATCTTGATCGCAAATTTGTACGTCAACGGGAGCGCGTTGATACGAGGGCGACGGGTCGGTATATCTGTGATGTGAGGCCGTGTGCATCTGTCCCTGTGCGATGTATTGAAGTTGATTCAGAGAATCATCTTTATTTAGTTACGCGCTCGCATATCGCCACGCACAACACGAAAAAAGATCAGGCAATGATCCTTTTCCGTGACGCCGTTGCAATGGTCGACCAATCGCCGGAGTTATCTACCCGACTACAGAAATCAGGCACGGGTGAACGGTGCTGGAACCTTGCCTATATGGCTCAAGGGTCGTTTTTTAGACCGATAAGCAGTGATGACGGGCAATCAGGCCCGAGGCCTCACGTAGGTTTAATCGATGAATTGCACGAGCATAAAACCAATACGGTAGTAGAGATGATGCGCGCGGGGACTAAGTCACGCCGCCAAGCTTTGATTTTTATGATTACTAATGCGGGCCATGATCGTATGGGGCCGTGCTGGGGTTACCACGAGTACGGGGCCAAAGTAGCCGCTGGTGATGTGGTAGACGAAGCTTTTTTTACTTTTATATGCGGCTTAGATGAGGGCGACGACCCCTTCGCCGATGAATCTTGCTGGGCTAAAGCAAACCCTAGCCTACAAGACGCTGATTTACCGGGCATTAAATATATACGCGAGCAGGTGGTCGAGGCTAAAGGCATGCCGTCGAAGGAATCTATTGTCCGGCGGTTGAATTTTTGCCAGTGGACAGACGCCGAAAGTCCGTGGATCAGCGGCGAAGTTTGGCGCGGTGCGCAGCAAGACTTTGATTGGCATGATTTACGCGGACGTAGGGCCGTTGCTGGATTAGATTTATCTAGCACAACCGACCTAACCGGTCTTGTGTTTTTAGTAGAGCCGATAGAAAAAGGCGAGCCGTGGAAGCTAGTCCCTTTTGCGTGGGCACCTGAAATTGAATTGCAGCGCAAAGAAGATACAGACAGAGTCCCTTACGTACGCTGGAAAGCTGAAGGTTATCTAGATACCACACCTGGGCGAGCCATTAGTAAGCGCAATGTTTTGCAAAAACTATCCGCAATGTGTGAGTTTTTTGATGTGCTCCTAGTCGGTTATGACCGCTGGCGCATCGAAGATTTACTCAGAATGGCCAGCGATGAGGGTATATCCCTGCCTGAGATGAAGCCGGTCGGCCAAGGTTACAAAGACTTTAGCCCGGCCATAGAAACGTTTGAGCGCATGTTGCTAAACGGCGAGATAGTGCACGCGGGTCACAAAGTATTGGACTGGTGTATGAGTAACGCCGTGATAGAGCAAGACGGCGCTGAGAATAGAAAACTATCTAAAGACAAAGCTACGGGTCGAATCGACTTGGCCGTAGCCGCCGTGATGGCTGCCGGTTTGGTAAATAGCACCGAGCCAAGCGACGCGGACGACTTTAACGACTTTATACATAATCCAGTCGGGATCTAAATGGCTTTTTGGAACACACTTTGGTCCCTGTTGGGCGGGAACGGTACCGCGCGCAATATTGGTGACCAATCCCCAGGCCCGTCTGGCTACGGTACCCCGGCGGCGGTTGAAGTTACCGAGGAGTCCGCGCTACAACTATCGGCGGTTTGGGCCTGCGTGCGCTTACTGGCCGAGACCGTGGCGACCTTACCTGTCACCGTCTACCGCAAAACAGAAAACGGGCGTGAGATCGCTGAAGACCACTGGCTATCTAAGCTAATGGCCCGCAAAGTAAACAGATATCAAACGCGGATAGAGTTTTTTGAAACGATGATGCTAAATCTCGTTTTACACGGCAATTGTTACGCAAAAATCACCCGTATTGGTGGGCAAATACGCTCCATTTTACCGATGATGAGCTCGCAAATAGAGGTAAAACTCTTGCCCGACGGCTCAATTGTCTACCTATACAGCGCCGACGGAAACGTAGATGCACTGTCCGCTGAATCGGTTTGGCACGTAAAACTGTATGGAAACGGAATTATAGGTAAAAGTCCGCTTGCGTTTGGCCGGAATATGCTGGGTATTGCGCAAGCCGCCGAAGACGCAGTCACAAAAATTTACGCAAACGGCGGTAAACCTTCGGGCGTTTTGTCCTTTGATAGACTTTTAACCACCGAACAACGGGCCGCTGTACGTGAAAAGTTTGGCAGCCTGACCACCGGCACTGACGAGCGTCTTTTAGTCTTGGAGCAGGGCGTAAAGTTTGACGCGGTGAGCATGTCTCCCCAAGATATTGAGCTACTGTCAAGTCGTAAGCACCAGACAGACCAAATTGCGAGATGGTTTGGCGTCCCATCGATTTTGATCAATCAGAACGAGGGCACTACCACCCTAGGTAGTTCGGCCGCTGAAATTATCAGCACTTTTTACAAAATTAATTTACGCCCGTATCTTGAACGGTTTGAAAGTAGCGTCTCGACCAATCTTTTTACCCAAGCGGAATCTGAAGAGTTTGAGTTTGAGTTTGATTTTGAGGGTTTATTGCGTTCGGACATTAAGAGCCGTTTTGAGGGCTACAGAACCGCCGTGGCGGGAACAATTTTGACCCCCAATGAAGTACGCAGGATCGAAGGCTGGCCGCGCGTAGAGGGCGGCGATAGCTTATTAAGCCAAATCAATATGACGCCGATTGAAAAACTGGGGCAAGTTGCTCCTGTAGGAGTAAGTGATGGAACACAAACTATTCAACCTTGAGCTCGCGGAGTTCAAGTTTTCAGGCGAAAAACCCGGATTTTTTGCCGGGTATGCGTCCAAATTTAACAATATTGACGCCTATAACGACACCATTTTGCCCGGCGCATTCGCAAAAACACTCACTAACCGTAAGTCAGCAATCCAATTGCGCTGGAATCATCGCGGCCCGGTTATCGGTAAATGGTTAAACGCCCAGGAAGACGAAAAAGGTTTGTATGTCGAAGGTGAATTGACGCCGAACCATTCGGTCGCGCAAGACGTGTACGCATCTATGAAACACGGCGCGGTTACCGGCCTGTCTATTGGTTTTCGAGTCCCTGAAGGTGGCGCAGAGAAGTCCGAAGACGGACGCCGCTTACTAAAAGCAATAGACCTAGTTGAAATCAGCGTGGTGGAGTCCCCGGCGGATTCTCACGCACAAATATCCGGCATTAAATCAGCGCTAGAAGACGCTATCTCTCTAAAAGAAATTGAATGCCTCCTGCGTGATGCTGGTGGTTTCTCCCGGGCCGATGCGTGCGCTCTGGTAGCGCGTATTAAGTCCATAGGACAGAGTGATTCTGCGCCTGAAAAACGGTCAAGCCTAGCGGCTTATCTTGCTTTGCAAGCTGCAACCGCCTCGCTTACTTAGTAGCCAGCATCCAACCAAACCAAGCCGCCTTTAGGGCGGTTTTTTTATTTCCGAAAGGTTTATATGAGTGACGAATTTAAAGCAGTGCAAGACGGCATCAACGCCGTACAAGCAAAACTAGGCGGCGAACTAAAAACCGCTATCGACAAGTTTGAGGGCCAGCTTGCCACTGACGGAAAAGTGGCTAAAGAAGCTAAAGACGCGGTTGTTGCCCTGTCCGAAAAATTTGAAGCCGCTATGACAGAAATGGCCCAAAAAATGGAGTCCGCAAAAGGCACCAATACGCCGCTTTTGTCCCCCGGCGATGCGTTTGTAAAGTCCGCTGAATTTGGCGCTTTGCTTGAGCGCAAAACAATGAGTGCACGTGTTGAGGTTAAAAACACGGTACTGAACACCGCGACTACTACTAGTTACCCGCAGCAAACACCCGGTATTGTGCCAGGCATATTTAAACCACTAACTATCCGTGATGTACTGCCTAGCGGTACTACAAACGCGATCATGGTAGTGGGGACTAAAGAGGCTACACGTACCAATTCCGCCGCTGAGGTTGACCAAGGCGCGGCAAAAGCTGAGTCTGCCCTTACGTTTTCGCAGTACAACGTGCCAATCGAAACGGTCGCGCACTTTATCAAAGTGTCTAACCAACTGTTGGCTGACGCTCCTGCGGTCGTGTCTTATATCGATAACTTTTTACGCTACGGCTTAGACGAGCGTATCGATTTACAGCTCCTAAAAGGTAACGGTACCAGCCCTAACTTAAGCGGCATTTTAGACACGGGCAATTTCACCACCTTTACGCCAACCGCCGGTGCAAACCTAGTTGAATCTATTAACAAGGCAAAGTATGCGCTGTGGGCCAACGGTTACACGCCTGATGCTGCCATTGTTAACCCAGCTGACTGGGCCACCATGGAGATGCTGCGCGAAGGTGTGGGCACCGGTACTTATCTCTATGGTGCCCCTGGCACTGTAGCGGGCAGCAGCCCATTTGGGGTGCGTATTGTCCTGTCCGCAAACATGACTGTTGGCCAGTTTGCTATCGGTGCGTTTAACCGTGCCTACATGCTCTGGAATCGTCAAGGTGTGACGGTTGAGATGGGTTATGTAAACGATGACTTTACTAAAAACCTAGTCACTATCCGTGGCGAATGCCGCCTGGGGCTTGAAACACGCGTCCCCGGTTCAATCCTTGCCGGTGCTATCACGGCCTAAGTCTAAAGGGCCGGGCTTAAACCCCCGGCCTTTTTTGGAGCAAACACATGAAATACACAGCATTAGTGACATTTATCCATGACGAATTGGGCAGAATTAAAAAAGGTGAGACGGTGGATGCTAGTAAAACACAAGCCGCATCGCCTTTAATCCTCGGTTATTTTGCGCCCGTTGAAAAACCTGCTGAGCCTGTCCGTAAGACTAAATAAATGTTAATCGACCTCGCCCTGGTAAAGGCACACCTGCGCGTAGACACGGCGGACGAAGATACGCTGATAACCCTGTATTTAGGTGCGGCGGAAAAGCAGGCCAGTGACTTTCTGGGCCGCGCTATTTATATAGATCTATTAGATATGGATGAGGATACGGACGGCATTATTGTTAACGACGTTATCAAGGCCGCGATCCTTTTGACCGTAGGTCATTTGTACGCAAACCGCGAGGATGTTGTACCCGGGTCTGTTGCTGCCCTGCCTATGGGTGCGCAATATTTACTACAGCCTTACAGAACCAATATAGGCGTGTGATGCAAGCCGGAAAGCTAAACCGCAAAGTCAAAATCCAGGCTCAGGTCGACACGGTAGACACCATAGGCCAGCCACTAAACGACTGGGTAGACGTTGCCACCGTCTGGGCACATATCCGCCATTTATCAGGTGTAGAAAGTATTAAAGCGGGCGCGGACGTGTCCGTCTCAAAAGCAAGTATCCGTATCCGTTATAGACAAGACATTACCCCTGCAATGCGCGTGCTATATGGCACTACCGTTTACCAAATCAATGCAGTCCTGCCCGATGCGGCAGGGCGTGAGTACGTGGATTTATTGAGTGAGGTGGTCGCATGATGGATGTCAAACTTGACCTTTCTGACCTATCTGTTTCACTCGACAAGTTTTCCGAAAAGATAAATACATCTGTTATTAGAGCGGGCTCGCAAGCAGCAGCGCAGGTTTTTTACGAAGAAGCAAAAACTCTTGTTCCAGTAAAAAGCGGGTTGTTAAAAGAATCGATTTACCAGGTCTACAGCGAAGACAATAGCGGCCCTGGAAAAGCTACCTATCACGTTAGCTGGAATCGTAAAAAAGCCCCTCATGGGCATCTAATTGAATTTGGCACTAGTCGCTCCCCCGCAAACCCTTTTTTGCGCCCGGCTTATGAAGCCGCAAAGAAACAAGCTTTTGCCGCCGCTATGGAAAAAATGAAGGCAGTCTTGTGATCGAACAAGCCATCTACGACCGCTTAAAAGTCCTATGTGATGGGCGCGTTTGGGCTGATGTTGCCAAAGCTGGCACACCTAAACCTTGCATCACCTATCAGCAGGTAGGCGGTTCAGTCGTTGAATTTATCGGCCTGGAATTGCCCAGCAAACTAAACGCACGCATCATGATTAAAGCCTGGGCAACCACCCGTGTGGCTGCAGCAAATATCGCCCGCCAAGTTGAAGATTTAATGCTTTCCTCTACCACTTTACAGGCCAGCGCTATTGGCGCGTTTGTGAGTGAGTATGAAGAAGATACAAAACTCTATGGCACCCGCCAAGATTTCTCATGCTGGATAAACAGATAACGGCCTAACCCGCCAAAACAGACACCCCGCCCTGAGAGATCACGGTGGGGTTTTTTTCGCCCGTAGAGGGCATAAACCCAGACCCGCTTCGGCGGGTTTTTTTATTTGAAAGGCCCTCAAAATGGCAGTCAAACTCCCGAACGGAATTCTGTTCGCCCTAGCAACATCTTACGCTGCGGCTGATACAGTCAACGCGGTCACCAATGCTAACCCCGCTGTCGCGACCACGGCGGTCGCGCACGGCATAGCCAACGGATCTTTTTTCGAGGTCACCAGCGGCTGGTCCAAGCTAAATAATCGTGTGCTCCGAGCCGCAGATGTGGCAGGCACGTCGATCACTTACGAGGGGATCGACACGTCAAGCACGCAAAATTATCCAGCGGGCTCCGGCATCGGCTCTATTCGCGAAATCACAAACTGGACCCAAATTTCACAGATCCTTGAATGCACGACTAGCGGCGGTGAAATGCAATTCGTGACCTACTCTTTTTTAGAGCAGGATTTTGAGTCTCAATTGCCCACCCAATCAAGCGCAATGTCTATCCAAATGACCATTGCCGATGATGACACATTGCCCGGCTACATAGCCCTTAAATCAAACGCAGAGACCCGTAATCTGGTAGCCCTGCGCGCGACACTGCCCAATGGATCTTTGATCTTATTCAACGGCTATTTGTCTTTCAATGAAACACCAACGATGTCAAAAGGCCAAGTGATGGGCGTACAGGCGAGCTTCAGCTTGCAAGGCCGTCCAGTCCGCTACAACGCTTAATTTTTGCCATGGCCCACGGATCTTTTTCTGTGGGCTTTTTTACGCCCGCCACTCTTGGATTACGGGCCTTTTTAACCACTTCAAAAAGAGAAAAACATCATGGCAAAAACTAAATTTGTATTGACCGTATCCCCCACTTTTAAAGCAAAAGTCGCTATCCCAATCCCCGGCGGCTCCCCTGAAATTGTTGAATTTACTTTCAAGCACCGGACAAAAGAAGCCTACCTGGAATGGGCCAAAGATATGGCGGAAAAAGACGACGTCGATCTGATCCTTGAGGTCGCCAGCGGCTGGGAATTGGAAGACCCTTTTGACGCGGACAGTCTGGAAAAGCTGACTCAAAACTACATCGGCTCAGGCCGTGCGGTTTTAGAGACCTATATCAATCAGCAAACCAATGCGAAATTGGGAAACTGAGGCAGATCGCTAGAGCGCTGTACGAAGGCCAGGCAAGTGATGGTGAGCTCGAACTCTGGGGGCTATCCCCAGAAGACGTAGCTGAAACCGTCGAAGTCTGGCCCGAGCATGTACAAGCCCTATCGATCTTTAGAAGACTGAACACGCAATGGGCCGCTAGTAGCGGCTCTCCTATTGGGCTGCGCTACGAAGCGGTTTACCCGCTGATCGAGCGCACCTGCCCCCAAGATTTTGACGAAGTATTCGACTGCATCCAAGTGATGGAGTCCGAAGCTTTGTCCGTGATGCGCACGAAGGATTAGCAATGACTGAAAAAATTGGTACCGCGCAAATTGAAATCACGGCGGACTCTAGCGGCGTTGAAACAAGCGTTGCGCGTACCAAAAAATCACTTGCTGACCTAGGGGGAGTTGCCTCTAAAGCAGGTAAAGATGCGGCAGCAGGGATGGGGCAAGTTGCAGGTGCATCTGAAAAGATGGATGCGGCAACTAAGCGTGCAGCAAGATCCATTGAGCTGCAAGCATTAGCGCTGGGGAAAAGTAAGAGTGAGTATTACGCAGCTAAAGCCGCCATCGACGGTAACGCCGCTGCCTTAGCTCCTTACATCGCGAAACTTAAAGAGGCCGAAGCCCATGCTGGCTCGGCTGCCAGAGCACAGTCTGGCTTTGTGAGTGGGCTTGGTAGTATCAAAGGTGCTTTGGCTGGCTTAGGACTTGGCGTATCGATTGGAGGCCTTGCGGCGTTTGTTAAACACGCCATAGATGCCGCCGATGAAACCGGAAAGCTTGCTCAAAAGACCGGTCTAGCTAGCGAGCAAGTTGCGGGGCTGCAGTTGGCTTTTCGCCAAGCGGGAGCAAGTGATGAGTTTCAAAAGTCTCTTTCCAAGCTGGCTAAAAACGCGGCTGATGGGAGTAAAGCTTTTGAGGCGATGGGCATCACGGTTAAGGGCTCTGATGGAAACCTTAAAAGTACTCGGCAGCTTATCGGGGAGGTGGCCGATAAATTTAATAGTTACAGAGACAGCGCTGAAAAAACTGCCTTAGCTCAAGAGCTGTTTGGAAAATCCGGCGCCAATTTAATACCACTCCTAAACGCGGGCGGTCAGGCGTTAGATGACTACGACAAAATGGCTCAAAAGCTGGGCCTTACTTTAAGCGATGAGGCTACTAAAAACGCAGAAAAGTTTAATGACACTATCGACCTAGTTGGTCAAGGCGTGACCGGTGTAGGGCGGCAAATTGCGGTTGAATTATTACCAACCCTAACCAGTATGGCGGGTGAATTATTTGACACCGCTACCAGTGGAGACACTCTTAAAAACGTAGCGGGCGCACTTGCTACATCCCTTAAGGCGCTTTACTCAGTAGGCGTAGGGGTAATCCAAGTATTTAAAACGGTGGGCACTGCAGTAGGGGGAGTAGGCGCAGCTATTGCCGCTGTAGTAAGCGGGGATTTTGCGCAGGCTAAAAACGTAATTGCGAATTTACGCACAGACATAACGGCTTCATGGGCTTCAGCCGGGGAAAGTATAGGCAAGGTTTGGCAGGGCGCAGGCAACAAGACCGTCGAAGCCATGGCGGCTACTGCTGCAGCAGTAAAAAAAGCGGGTGACG